CACCGGCAACCAAGACTTCTATCTTGCTCACCTTGTCTGCTAGATTGGTGTCAGCCTGCTGTAGTTTCAACAAGCTGTCCCAAATGATTCTCATGAACCATCCACCAAGAAGCATGACAAACCCCATAGCAATGTTGTATAACTCTTGGTAGTCCATTGTGGTTCCTTATATTATATTTTTCAGTATGCTATGGATTTGCTGGTCTAAGCGGAATTGTTGCGGCCGTTGCTGCCGATCCTGAAGTATAACTTTTTGATGTTGAAATTGTAGACGGTGTAATAGCTTCAGGCGTTTCACTTATATATGCAGCAAGAGCATAGTACATATCTGGGTATGTTGGATCAATTACAGATTTTGTAAATGTGTCAGAATTAAAAACGCCAGACCAAGACAAATCTGAAACCGTAGCGTTGTTATATCCATTTGCTCCAATAGCTATAACATAAGCATTTTTTGTTACCGTAGTTACTCCAGCACTAGAAAAAGGTGGCAAGGTTGATGTTGTTGTAGAAGCAGTACCAACAGCTGCATCAATCGGTGTTGTAGTATCAACATATCTATAAACGTGTGCATTTATACTTGTTTGGTGATATTGCTGATAAGATGCGGATTTATTAATAACAACAGAGGTGTCTGGGGTTGCACCCATTATTTTATACCCACCAAATAACAGCGAATCATTATCCCAACTGTCTCCGTATATATTAAAAAGTTCAGTATAACCAGATGTATTAAAACTAATCGTATATGCCGAGGAAACAGCTCCTGCAAAAGTCACTAATACAAGATCACCTTCTTGAATAGTGCCATAGGAACCACCGGACAGTGCTCCAGACAACGATAAAGACACCGTTGATGCAGTATTTCCGTAGTATGAAGCTGTTTTGCTGCCCATGTATTCAATAGCAACTCCGCCAGCATTGCCGCTAGCAGACTGCATCATTAGCTTACTGATATTACTCATAACTTAACCCAACGCTTGACCAGCAGTGAATCCATACCATGTAGTGCCCCCATCGTGCGTGATGAATACAAACACATCAACACCGTTGGCATCAGCAGTTAGTGTTGGTGCAGTAGCAGCAGCCCAGTCAACAGACGTAGGCCACGTCACAGTGTAGCCACTACCAGCACTGTCCTGTGTAACCTTCAAGGTAAAGCCGTATGCTGTACCAGAAGCAGGGGGGTTAGAGAATGTAAACGTAGTGTTACCAGAAAGTGTTAGACTAAATACGTTAGCAGCTTCACAGTCTACAGCGGGTGTTGTACCTGACAGTGTTGCGTGGTTTTCATTGTATGATGTAGCTATTAACTCACCACTAACACTCTGGTCAGCAGTGAATGTATTAGCTACATCAGTCTCAGCTACTGTAGCTAACAAGTCAGCCAGTTGTCTTGCTTTACTCATGTGCTACTCCTTACGGCTTTACAGGCCAGTCAGCTTCTTCTAGGCTTGGGAAGTTAGCGTGAGTTGTAATATCACGTAGCGCCTGACGGTATGTAGTCATCTCAGCAGACATAGTTACATCTGTAAGTGCCATCCAGTCTGTCTCAGCAAGCAAACCATCACGCTTGGTGCGTACAGCCTTAGCACTTGCTGCTTCACGATCTGCAATCTGCTCTGCCGTTAGTGCAACAACAGTTTTAGTTAAAACCCATGAGCCATCTTTAAGTACAGGTACATTGCTGTGCTCTAAGCGATGTGTTGCTGGGTCGTACTCAGGTGCAGCCTCATAGCCTACTGAATACACGCCATAAGCAGCTAGCGTATCTGCTGGAATGTTTTTTGGAAAAGATGTGTTAGGGTTATCTTTTCTGAGCTGACCCACTGTGTATGGGTAGGATTTAATCTGTGCGTTTTCAATTAGAACGTACATTGTGTTTCTCCATTGTGTTAATTAATTAGTTACTCTTGAACGCCTAGCGAATATGTAAAAATCTTATCTTCACCAGCGTCAAGTATATACATCGTTGTACCATCAGGATGGAAGAAAATATCTGATTGTTTATATCCAGTGGGTCGCATACCCAAGTATTGAGAATGAGAAGCAGTTGATACATCCCATGCTGTACTTAAATCATACTCATCTACCCCATCGCCAGCAGACCCGACAATAAACATCTTAGTTCCATCTGGTTTAAAGAATACACCTTCAGGTACTATTTCTTGAGCTGTTACACTGAAGCCTTGAGAATACGAAGCAGTTGATACGTCCCATGCAGTGCTCAGGTCATACTCATATACCGTATCGTTTTCATTACCACAGATATAAAACTTAGTACCATCTGGCTTAAAATAAAGCCCTGTTACGTCATCGTCTTGAGTAACAATACTGAAGTATTGATAAAAACCTGCTGTAGATACATCCCAAGCAGTACTAAGGTTATATTGATTTACTCTGTCACTTCCTGCACCGACAATATAAAAAGCAGTACCATCTGGCTTAAATACTATACTTTCCGGTGTATTTTCTTGGGTAGCTACGCTAAATACTTGAGAATAAGAAGCAGACGATACATCCCAAGCGGTGCTTAAATTGTATTCATTTACATCATCACCAGACAATCCACAAAGGTACATTTTTGTGCCATCATCTTTAAATGTAAACCCTAAAGGCGATGCTTCCTGAGCACCAACATAGAACCCACCAAGATGATACTGGTATACAGAGTCGGTGCCTGTACCGCATATAAACATAAGCCCACCGTGAGCATCAAACCAAAGGCCGATAGGTGCGGTTTCCTGTGCATTTACATTAAAACTTTGAACATAAGACGCAGTAGAAATATCCCAAGCTGTGCTCATTGAATACTCGTTAACACTGTCATTGGAGGCGCACATTACAAAAAATGAAGTCCCGTCTGGCTTAAAGAATACATCTTGTCCTCCAGGAGATTGCGTAACAATACTAAACTTTTGCACATACGATATTGTTGATACATCCCATGCTGTAGATAGGCTATATTCAACTATGTCATTGTTAGAACCTTCAGCGATATACATCCTAGTGCCGTCTGGCTTAAAAAATACACCTAGTGCCGATGGTGAGTTAGTTATTATGCTTTGAGTCTGAACATGGGAAGCAGTAGTAATATCCCAAGCTGTAGACATTGAATACTCATTTACTGCATCAGAGGCATTACTAACAACATAAAACTTAGTTCCATCTGGACTGAAGCACATACCTTGTGGGCCAGTATCTTGAGCAGATACAGAAAAACTTGCTACATCAACAGCAGAATTCACAAAAAAAGGTACAGATAAAGCATACTCCCATACTTTATCATCTAAGTTTCCTGTAATAAACATTTTTGTGCCGTCTGGTTTAAACCATAACTTTCTTGGCGCCCCTTCTTCAGTGGTAACACTTATGGAGCTAGCAAAATATTCTGCGGTTGAAATATCCCAAGCTACGCTTTCTGGTGGGTTGTAGTACGCATAAGATAAATCCCAAGCACCTTCTGCTTCGCCTGCAAATCCAGCCAGCGTACTCTGTAATTTCTTAGCAGCAGTCATGATTACGCTCCGTATCCGACATAAGCTCCGTACACTGTAGAGTTCTCCTGCCAGATCACTACTACATCTTTGGTGCCGTTAAGCGTTGGAGCTACGTTACCGCCTGAACCAATCCATGTCATTGTAGGCCACGTCACTGTGTATGTAGCACCGCCTTCAAGACGTAGTGTTACAGCCTGACCATCTTCTAGTGATTCAGTGAATGTGGTGTTAGTTGGTAGCGTCTTGTACTGGACTGAGCCGTTAGCAGGATCAATATCTGTACCAGTTAATTCGTATGATGTCTCTTTGTATTCTGTAAGTGTCTGCTCTGCTGTGAATGTTTGAGCAACATCCAGTTTAGCTGTATCAGCATCGTATGCCTGAACAGTTGTACCAATATCACTCTGGGCTACATAAGTAGAAGCAGCATTAGTAATAGTTTCAAACTTAGCATCTGCAGCAGACTGTGTGTATGTATCAGCTACAGAGAATGCACCGTAGGCTACGATGTCTACAGAGTCACCTTCAGTAGCACCAGTAGTCAGTACAACGGATGTACCATTAGTAGCTGTGAAGTCTGTAGTGTTGACTAGTTTGATACCATTTAGGTATACGTCAACAAAACCTACGTCATACGTAGCTGCAAAGGTTGTCTGAGATGCCGTAGCAGTATAAGTACTACGTTCAGCAGTACCATTAACTGCAGAGCCCGCTAGAGCCCATGAAGCACCATCGTAAACCTTCATTAGGTTATTAGCAGTGTCCCACCATAGCATACCTTCAACAGGCGATGATGGCTCAGTAGCAGCAATCTTGTAGTTATTGCCAAAGTAGTTAATATCTACAATGTTAGTTGCTGTAGTGTTTACAGCGGCAATGTTAGTAGAGACAGTATCAATGGCAGTGTAGTGAGGGCTCACAAGGGCCTCTTTAGCCACTACAGTGGTTTCTGAAGCTGCTGCATTGGTCTCACTAGTGGCTGCATTAGTCGCACTTGTAGCAGCCGATGTAGCGCTTGTAGCAGCCGCTGTAGCAGAACTAGCTGATGATGTAGCACTAGAGGCTGCATTGGTCGCTGAAGTCGCTGCAGAAGTCGCTGAAGTAGACGCTGCTGATGCCTGAGTAGTCGCTGTAGATGCTGAAGTGCTCGCTGAAGATGCTGAACCTGCTGCTGCAATCTCAGATGCCAAAGCAGCCGCTGCAGACGTAGCTGCATCCGTAGCAGAGCCTAAGATGCTATCTACGTAGCCCTTACGAGTCAATGTGTCTGCTGTAGCTGGAGTAGCTGTGCTTGTGATGC